ATTTTGTACATATTTGATGAAACTTTTGTTACAGATAACAATTATGAAACACAATCGGACATATACTGGCAGAAATTTCCAATTAACATTCCTCTAGGGAAGTTATGGACACCACCAATTATGGATGGAAGGTCTATAAACAAGCGAAATGACTTCAATTTAAAAACAATTGGTGACTTATTCGCAGAAAGAAAGATTTTCTTACAAGCAGCTATGATGGATTTAGAAGCACGTATGCTAAAAACGAATACCTTTATAGATTCTGGTAAACTTAAAATTTTTAAATCTTGTATAAATTTATATAAAGAAGGAACTAATTATAAATTTCCACCAAGAACAGCAGATGGTAAAAGTCAAGGTGATAAACCTATGGATAAAAACAACCATGGGGTTAATGCTATGGAGTTTATGATAATGGCTATTCCAGAAAATTTAAAAAATTTAGAGCATAAGTCCTATGATGCTAGAGGAATAGAACTAAAAGTATTAAAGAAAATACAAAATAATGATATTAATCCATACACTCTCTATGAAGACACTAATAAAAGTTCTTCTCAAGATAGTAGATTTGGTTCGATGTATGGAGGATGGGAGCGTGAAAATTACTAATGTTAACAGAATTAATTTGTTTTATTCTTGGATTAATTATTGGTATTGTTGCTTGTTATTTTGCTACTAAGCTAATAGAAGAAAATAAAAATTTGAAAAATCAAATATCAAATTCAAAATGTACTATTGAAAAAGAACAAGAACCAAAATTTGAACCTATTCCTGAAAAAGAATTAACAAAGGAAGAAATATTTAAAAAGAGAATGAGTAACCCGTTTGAAGCAATTGTTGCCTTTGAAAAAGGTGAAGCTGTTATTGATGAACAGAATGGGGGTCTGAAAGCAAATGAATGATATGTATAAAAATAATGCATTTGAAGAATCATTAGGTTATAAGATATCTAAAGTTGTAGATTTATTTAATCATTTTGCTAGTAAAAGACGACCATACGAAAATATGTGGAGAATATTAGATGCTTATGATCGTGGTCTATTCTGGGAAACTATTGGTAAAGGTTCTCTAGAAGAATGGTGTGTTAAACCTGACACAAACTGGATTAACTTTATTAAAACAAATTATGTAAATAGTTTGTATGTAGGAAGTTATCGGGCTTATATATTTCCACGTAAAAAAGAATTTAAAGATAAAGCTAATTCAATTAATGAATTTATGGATTATACATTTGAGAAACTTGAAATTCCATATATACAAAGTCTTATTGGTGAAAAAGCAGCTTTATTGAACTTTGGTGCAGTAGAGTTAGGTTGGAAACAAGAGATTATAGATGGAATTGATAATAAACAAATGGGTGATTTAGAAATAAAGAAAATTGATAATCTATCATTATATTTAGATCCATCTTTTTGTGATTATCAAAAAGGTAGAGCAATATTTATTGCAGAAGAAATTTCTTTAATTGAACTTGAAAATGAAGCCCGTTTCTCTGCAAGGGTTGCAGAATACAGAGCTCTTAAAAAAGGAAATTCTGGTGGAACAGAAATTGTTCCAAAATATGTTAATGCTCCATCATCTGATGGTAGAGGTGAAATTGTGAAGTTCACTACTTGTTACTATAAATTTTTAGAAACAGGTACTAATAAATATCGTATAGATAAGATTTGTATGATAGATGATGGTTTTATTTTAAGTATTAATAAAGGTTTATTACCTAATGAATTTCCTATTCGAATACTTTATGCAAATGCTCCAGTTGATGACCCATATGGAACACCAACTACCCGTTTAGTTTTATATAATGCTATCTCTATAAATATATTAGATGCTGTAGAGTCAACATTAATAGCTGGTTCATTAGATAGACCACGTGTTATTTCTAGACGTAGTGGTTTAAATGAAAAGCTTTTTGCAGAACAAGGTAATAATCCTAAACGTTTATGGGTAGTTGATGGTAGTCCGAAAGATGTAGTTCAATATGTAGACTTACCAGTTTTACCTGCTGATAGACATTTGTTAAAAGAACGTTTGGAATTAGGTATAAAGAGAATTTCTGGAGTAGATGATAGATATACAGGTAGAGATACAGGTAGTGTTCAAACTACTGGTGGTATGGATATTATGAATCAACGTGTTACAATGACTGATAATTCTCGTATTGTTAATCTTCAGAAATTTATAACAGACCTTTCAAAACTAATTATGTCATTTTATCTTGAATATGGTAAACAACGAGAATTTCCTAGGTATGAAAAAACTAATGAAATGGACGATGTAATTAGTATTGACTTTGAAGAAATGAGTAATAGTCAGTTAAGTTTTGATTTTACTTGTCATGCTACACCTAATTTACCTACTAACTTAATAAGATTATCTGATTTAGCAGATGTATTAATGGAGAAGCAAATGCAGTATAATCCACAACCACCTATTATTACTTTAGAAGAATGGGTATCTTATAAGGATATTCCAATGAAGTATCATATTTTAAAACGTATTCAAGATGACAGACGTAGAAATGATATTGAAGAAGTTGAATCTGACCTAGTAAGCTTTGCAGGTATGGTAGATCAAGGTATGCGTCCAGAGCAAGCTGTTGCACAGTTAGCTAATGAACGTCAATTGAAACGAAACATGCCAGGCTTAGGTAATACAGCCAGTGGTTCTCCACAGGCAGCCCAACAAGGCTAATGTGCCAACTACATTATTAGTTGAGATACGTGATATAATCTCGCCAATTATATTATTGTTAAGGAGGCAGACAAATGAATTTCGATCCCGTTACTAATCCAAATCCAACAGTTGAAGGTAACCCTGAAACTGTTTTGACCCCACCTCAAGAGGAACTTGTTCCTTCTACTAATCCTAATCCGAAAAATCCTGATGCTTTACCAAAACCAGATGATCAAAATCCGATGAAACAATTACGTAGTCAATATGAACAAACCAAATCTGAAAAAGAAAGAATGGAAAAAATTGTTCAATCTATTGCTAAACAACGTAATATGAAAGTTGAAGATTTAGAAAAAGCTTTAAAAGATGAAGAAGATAAGGCTATTGCTACACAAAAAAATATTCCTGTTGAAGTACAACAACAATTACGCCAGCATGAAGAATATATTAAACAACTTCAGATGGATAACCTTAGAAAAGATTTTGATATTAGACAACAAAGTCTAATGAAAGAATATCCAAAGTTAACCCAAGAAGACCTATTGTTATTTGCAGAAGATGCAAAAAAATTGGGTATTAATATAGTCACTCCAGGTATTGATTTAGTTGCTGTTTACCGAGCTGTTAATTATCCAAAAATTCAAGAAGATTTAAAACAAACTATGAAAAATGAGATATTAGCAGAATTACAAAGACAGGGTATGTATGGTAATCAAATAGGCGTTCTTCCTACTAAGACTGGTGGTACTGATACACAGCCAAAAGATTTTATGGATAAGGTATTTCAAAGTTTAATAAAAAAATAAAATCTAAAAAAGGAGAATTATTATGCCAGCTACAAACATGTATGCTGAATTAAGTGCTAATACCAATTTAAAAGCATTAGCAGATATTCAGGATATTAATAGTATTACCGCAGTTGCTAACGGTTTATTAGCAAATGAAACAGACGTTGTTAAACGTGGACGTATTATAGAATATTTCTATGATAAAATGCTTTTAGACACTATTAAATTAGGTTCTGAAAACAATGTATATTTAAAGTATTGTAAGACTAAAGAAGTTCCAGCAGGAAACGCTAAGTTGTTACTTCGTAGATGGGGTGGAATTACAGAACACACTGTTCCACTAGCTGAGGGTGTTCCACCAAAATCTGATATGATGGCTTCTGAATCGTTCTCAGGAACATTCGGACAATATGGTCGTTATATGGAGTTTTCTGACCGAGTTGAATTTAATATTATTGATGATGTAATTGCTCACTACTCTATGCAATATGGAGAAGTTGCTGTTAAAACAGGAGAAAGATTATGTCGTGAAGAAATGATATTCTTCTCAAACCCAGTATATGCTGAAGCAAAAGCTGGTGTTGATGAATTATGTTTAGGAGATACAATAGGTATTGAAGATTATCGTTTACAAGCATTAAAGTTTCAAAGAACTTTAGTTAAACCTTTAAATGGTGCTTATGTCATTATATGTTCACCAGAACATACATTTGATTTAGTATCTGATCCACTTGTAAAAGAGTATATGACATTAACACAAACTGCTGAACCTTATAAAACTGGAAAACCTGTAGAATTATTTAATTTACGTTTCGAAGAGACTATGTTAGATGATTATGCTTATGGTTATGATGAGATAGCTAATCCAGGAGAATATAAAGATGGTACTGCATTTGCTATTCGTTTAGTATCTGTATTATCTCAAGCAACAACTTATCTAAAGGATAATGCATCTACCCGAGCTGTATTACCTGAAGGTACTGAGTTATATTTAAATTATCTTGATCCAGCTACTCCTGAATGCAGAATTGTAGCGGATAAGAGATTAAAAGACGGTTCATATATCCCTCAAAATGTTACATGGGATATCTTTACAAGTGGAACTACCCCTACGGGTATTCTTACTCACATTAATTCTGGTACTGGCTCTTATACTGGTAGTGGAACAGCTGGTACAGCTTTTATTAAAGGTATATGGTTTAGAACTCCTGCTATGAAAGCAGCTGGAACAGAACCTACTTTATTAAGAGGTTCTACTGCTTCTACATCAGTATATACTAATGATGAGATTGCAGAATTAAAGGCTCTTTCATGGTATCAATTACCTGTTCACCGTTCATTTATGTTTGGTGATGAATATATGATTAAAACTGGAATTTCTGGACGTTCTGGTGCTAAGTTCTATGCTAAGCCAAAAGGCTCTGCTGGCGTACTTGACCCAATCGATCAAAGACAATCAGTCGGTTTCAAAATCGACACATTAGGTTTCACATGTGTAAGACCTGAGGCATTAGTTCAATTTGTATTCGTTCCTTCAAAAGCATTGTTAACCTACATGGCTGTAGTTTCGGATTATGCAAATCATTTCAATGATGCACAATATGCTGTAACTGCAAATAACACTGCTGTAGAGAATGCAATTAAATTTGCAATCAGATAGTATACCCTTCTGTGATTCCTGATTACCATAAATTAGGAGGAAAATAAAATTATGGAAAAACAACCAAGAAGTATCCCGAACACACCTATTACTGCAAAACAAGAACCTACTGTTAATTTATCAGACCTGGCAAAAGCAATAGTTGATGCAACCTCTGCTCAAAAGCAATCTAATAGTGCATCCTCTGTTGTAATTGAAATGAATAGACAATTACAAGCAAAAGCACAAAAACAAATAGAGTTTAATAAACGTCTTATTAATGATTTGGCACGTGGAATAAATTGTTCTATGTATGCTATACCAACTATTTATAGAGAATATCAACCAAGTTTTATAGTTGCCATTAATGGAAACACAATTAAAGTACCTGCAGATGGTGTCGCTAGATTAATTCATAATCGTTTTATCACTATTATCGAAGCTCGTTTACGTAGATTAGATTATAAAATCGAATCTATGCGAAGTGGCAAACCTGATATTAGAGAAGATAGATCGGTTTAATATGTCAAAATCGGTGGCTAAGGTGACACAAGTCGCTTTAGTCACTCTTATATTTAAGGAGGAAATATGTTACTAAAAACAATTGTGAATCAAATAAATAAACTGATTAGTAACAGCTCATCTTTTCAATTACCATATGACCGTTTGGAATTTTACATTGATTCTTCTATTGATATTATTAATGGAAAATTAAGAACAACATATAGAACACCTAAACAGTTATACGAAGATTATGAACTTTATTATAATACTATGTTTTTAACAAATTATTTGGGACAGTTTTCAGCAGATCCAACAGAGTTTAATACTGGAGATATATATTATAATGTGGTTGATAAAATTTTTAAAGAAAGAACTTTAGGACAGTGGTTAGAATATAATCCTGAAAATACTGTTTGGACTGGTACATTTGGTGATAGAATATCTTCTGAAAAATTTAATTATAATGAGATACCTGATCATTATATAAGACAGTGTGTTATTTATCAGGCATCAGCATTATATTTAGAAGAGGAAGATGAAACGGAAACCCAATATATAGTATATAAAAATAAAGCTGAATTAGAATTAGAAAATTGGTTACGTTTAGATTATTCCATGTTTGTAATCCCAGATCCTATAGTAGAAGAAGAATAGGTGATTTATATGAATAATCGAAATACTAATAAATATGGAAGTTTGGGACCATTCTTTGAAATAAAACGAAATACTGGTACACCAATATTTAGTCCTGAACAGAATAACCAAAATATAGAACCTGGAGTTCCTACAGAAACTGTAAGAGATGAAAACATTCTTCTTGCACGTATTTTAGAATTAAGAGATAAATATAATGAATTAAATGAACAGTATGGAGCTTTGGGAGATTTAGATTCTTCTGAAATAAAACACAATTTAACAACTGTACGAGAAGAGCTTATTGCTATTCGTGAAATTGCACTTCATGGTGATAATGAAGGTTTAATAAGATTATTTAGTGATGATGAGATTATGGATATAACAAAAATTGATGATGGTAATATCAGAATATCTGGATATGTTATAGGTATTATTGATGGAGACCAATGGTAAGGAGTTGATTAAATTGCCTTTTTCAATTATAAAATTAGATACTATATTAAAAAAAATTGAACAAGCCCCAGCATTAATTTCCCATACAGTAACTTTTGTTGCTAATGGTATAGCTATTAGTACACAAACTATTGAAGATAGTGAAGATGCTATTGTTCCTGTTAATCCAACCAGAGTAGAATGGACATTTGAAGGATGGGAAGGTTCTTATACAAATATTACTTCTAGTAGAACTATTACTGCTGTGTGGTCTAAAGCTGAAACTGTTATTATTGGGGGCTATTGGACTGTGATACCATGCTCAACCTGTGATGGATTAGGTTATTATGATGGACAAATTTGTCATATATGTGGTGGAGATGGTTGTGATACTTGTAATTATATGGGATTTGAACCTTGTTATACATGTGATAAAACAGGTTTTATAAATGATACATGGGTTCCAGAATCTTCTGAGTATCAAATTGTATATTCAACTTATTAGAAAGGAAAAATAATATGAGTATAACACAAATTAGAGTAAAAAGAAAAGTATCAGAATCTGTTGCTACTATGCTTTTAAACACTTTAAAACCAGGTGAACTAGGTGTCATTGGTGATTATTTTGTTTATGGTAATCGTGGAGCAGTTGATACTGCTGATAATCCAGTTAAAGTTCTTGCTGCTTGGAATACAGAAAATATATTTTCAAGTAACAATAAATTTAATATTTTACCACAATTTTTAGATAGTGGTGGAGTAACTTTAACTCCTACTAATGAATATGATGCTGTTACTAAAAAGTATGTTGATGCTTTTAAAACAGCAATATATGATGGAACAAAAATAAAAATGAGTGCTTTACCAGACTCTATATTTGGTAAATTAAATTATATAAGTGCTTGGGATGCAACAGCAACTGGTATTGCGACAAGTCCTGTAAAGGGAGATTTCTATATATGTTCTGTTGCTGGTACAAAAAATCCTGCTGGTACTGTAGATAATGATTATGGTATTGGTGACTGGTCTGTTTATAATGGAACTAGTTGGGATAAAATTGATAATACAGATGCTGTTACTATGGTTAATGGTAGAACAGGAGCTATTGAAACTTATAGAGGAGTTTATGCTACTGGAACAGCTTATAAAAAAGGTGACTTTTTAACTGTTGGAAATAATGTGTATCTAGTAAAAGCTGATGTAACAGATGTACAAAATACAGCATATACATTAACAAATTACTTTTTACCTTTAAATTATTATGAACATCCAACAAGTGGCTCAGGTGCCTTATCTTCTGGATTATATAAAATTACTGTAGATACTAATGGACATATTACTGCTGCAACAACTGTAGTAAAAGCAGATATTACTGGATTAGGTATTCCAGCAACAGATACAAATACATGGAGACCTATTGCTGTTAATGGTTCTGGCGTACTTAATGATGCGACAACAACTATTAATTTTTCTACAAGTGGAAGTTTAATATTTACTTATGCTAGTGGTACTATTACACTTGCCCATAAAGACACTGCTGGATATAAACATATTCCTTCTGGTGGAGCAACAGGTCAAGTATTAAAATATTCATCTGATGGTACTGTTGTGTGGGGTACTGATAATAATACTACTTATAATGAAGCTACCCCTTCAGTATATGGTTTATTAAAAATAGGATATACTCCTACAGAATTAAATAGAGCTGTAGAATTAAGTTCAGGAAAAGCATATGTAGCATTACCAAGACAAATCCCAGCTGTAACATTGAATGGTTCAAGTAATTATTCTCCATCATTTTATGCACCTACAGCAGCTGGTACATCTGGTCAAATATTAACTTCTGCAGGTTCAGGAGCTCCAGCATGGACTACTGTCCTAGAATTAACTACTATTGATGCAGGTGCTTGGTCATAAGGAGGTGTAACCTATGGCTAATGCAACAGGTTTAATAAAAAATAAAAGAACCACTTCGGCTACACCAGGAACAACTTTGAGTCATGGTGAACTTGGATTTACCAATGAACATTTATTTTTTGGAAATGTATCAAATGCCCCAATACGTGTAGCAGAAGAAATAGTTCAAGTAAATGATATCCCAGCAAATCTTTCATCTGGTAAAAGTTATTATAAACAAACAACAACAAATTTATCTGTATCTCTTACAAGTAATACTACTGGTTATTTATCACAATGGCATATTGTTATGATAAATTCTACTACTGGTTATAGTATATCTTTTACAGATACTATTAAATGGCAAACTGCTCTACCAACATTTGCAGCAAACAAAATCTATGAGTTTTCTATTATAAAAGTTGGTACTAACTATTTAGGAACTTGGGGAGAATACTAATGTTATTGCATAGGAGAGCCATTCTGTTTACAGAAGAACCAAGTACTGTAACAGTAACATTTATTGCAAACGGATCAATTGTTTCTACAAAAACTGTTGCAGCAGGTGGGACTACAACTCTACCAAGCAACCCTAGTAGAAGTAATTGGACATTTGTTAAATGGGTTTACGGAGTTAGTAATACTCAATTTACAGCATCAACAGTTGTGAACAGTAATATCAATGTATATGCATATTGGTATCAATATGCAGTAGTAGACCAAGAAACGTGTTATAAGTGCAGTGGTTCAGGTTATGCTTACAACGATGTTTCTTGTCCTGATTGTTATGGCTTAGGTTATCGAGAAGACCTGGGTCCATGTGGATCCTGTGGTGGGGAAGGTTGTGATGTTTGTAACTGGAGTGGTTTTGCACAATGTATGCGTTGCTCGGGATCAGGCTTTATCCCAGAGTATGGTAAATGCGATGTATGTAATGGCTCAGGAGAATTAGATGTATATGATGATGTTTATGAAGCTTATTAATTATTTTATCGCAGGCTTAAAAACGATATGGTCGCTGATTAAAAGGTTTTTCACTTCAGCAAAAGGTATTATTGCACTAGTAATACCTTTTACAATCTTCGAAGGATGGGCATTAGTTTTTATAGGCATTGGCACGTTGACAAATAATTGGTGGTTGGTAGGTGTTGGCTCAGCAGTAACAGCGTTTTGGGCAACACCTGCCCCAATGTGGGCGTTGATTATCGCATTAGCATTAGTGATACAACGATATGTGCTTTTTGATAAGAAGGCACCGAATATTAAGTTTATCAAAGATGAGTTTATTAAAAATCTAAACAAAGATAAGGAGGAGCATTAATGAGCGTGCAAGTGGAATTAAAAACACCAAACTTGGCAAACATGAGCGAGGGAGACATATTTATAAAAAAAGGCAACCAACTAGT